TGTCGCAAGACCAAACGATCCAACTATCGCAGCACCGGCCGCGGTCATTCCAATACCTATCGCCTTGCTATTCTTTTTTAGCGCGCTTGTAACGCCAGCAGACTTTTTCTGAGTCTTATCAAGCGCGGCATCTGCTTCGCTCAATCCTGTTTTGAGGCCGGATGTGTCTGAAGTGATTGCGATCACAATTCCTTCTTTAAACGCGCTTAAATCTACCATTTATTTCCCTCCTCCTGAGACTTTGCACCATGACTGCATCGCGTTATATATCTCAGAAACATCATCTGATTTTTTTGATTTTGTGTTGCTGAAATAATCGTCCGGCTTGCGTTGTTTTGGCGTTTTGGTCACAAATCCTACCGGAACGCCACTCTGGATCACAGAACATATCAATCCAATCCTTTGATTTTCAAGATGATTTATATTCTGCAAATACTCAGCGCGTGCTTCAAGATATGGCACAAGTTCGCCAGGCGTGCTGTCCCAGAACTCATCCGGCTTCATTTCACCGACACCATACGCCAAACGCGCATGTTCGGAGATTATTTCTCCGATGCTTTGTCTGTCTGTTGCGCGTTTGGGTCGACATCACCTGATCCCAACCATCCGCCAGATTCAAGAATGTTCTGAACTTTTTTCACAAATTCAACCATTCCATGTTCTGAAATGAAATCCTCGCATATGTCGCCTGCCTGCTCGATACTGATCGGCGCGCCACCACATGCGTTATTTGCCGCCCATATCAGCCCACGCGCACCAGTTAGAATCTTCGGATTCTGCCCTTCCAGCATAGTAATTGAGCCGATATTTTCCTCAAATGTAGCAAGCGCGTTAAAAGATGCGCGGAGGTTGTAGGTCTTACCTCCAGCTGTAATTGTTGTGTGTTTACGTCCTGTCAATTACTGCACCTCATGCCGGCTGTGCCACGCTACCGATCTTGAATCTAAGCCAGTATACCTTTGGTGTCTTGTTAAGCTCTGCAACGGTCACAGATACATATGTAATCGCACCTGCGCCTGTGTTCAGAGTAATTGCCCCGGATGCAACACCCGTTGCAACAGCAACACCATTAACATAGATTGTTCCTGCCGTTGCGGTAGGTGTGATCGCTACTGTTACGCTGTCAGAATATGTTGTAACGTCATATTCATACACTGTTGCGGCTGCTGCCGGGCTTGGTGTAAGCGCGTTTGCGCCATCGTCTGCGATGGTAAAGAACGGCGTTGTAAGGCCTGTTGATGCGGTGCTTATACGCTCAATCCTGCCGTTTACAGTGACCTCAACGTCATATGTCACTGGCGCTTCGCCATCCGCTACCAGATTACATGACGCAATCTGCCCGACCCATTCCCACGATGTCGCCCCGGAATCAAAGTCCGGCGGCATTACAATCGCCCAGTTGGACTGTGTCCTGTCGAAGATTTCATCCACTAATGAATCCTGCGCGGCTGAGCCAAAGAAGTTGATCGTGAAACTCATATTACCTGCGTCAATCCATCCAACATCTTTGGTTCTAACGCCGCCAATGTTATTCTGCGCGCTTGTGTCCTGAACATCACCGGTAAGTGTCGGCGGTGTGATGTTCTTAACTTCTCCAAGAGGCACACCGTTTTTGAGAATGATTGTGCCGATACTACTTTTTGCCTGTTCTGTCATATTATTTGACCTCTAATTATAATAGTCGTAATTTATCCAGAAATCCCGATGTTCCATGTAAAGCGGGATCTCTGTGTTCTCATCCGGCATGCCGCCAGCGTCTTTTATACTGATGATATAAACGCCGTTGTTCGTGCCGTACGTCATGCGCGTGTTCGTCAATCTGTGCAGGGCATCAGCGCACATCTCAGAAATATCTTCTTCCTGTCCTGGTGAAGATGACCACACAGTGCATTGCACGCGAGCATGTCCATATTTACCGGTATTTGAATCATCATCTCTGATCTTATCCACTGCCTGCACGGTGATCGCCGGAAATGTCGGATTAGTCGGAAGGCGCTTCCGGTATACGCGCGTTCCGCACGCCGTAGCAATTGCCGAATCTGCTTTTAATGCCGTGATTACGGCGTAAACAATATCCATCATCCGTATAATTCCTCTTCATAGATGCGCACATATTTGTCGTGATTCTTATCCAAGTTCGGCCTGAAATGCGGTTTGCCGGAATAATTATAAACTCTACCAAGCGAATCAGCACCGACAAAGCCATATTCCAAGCGCTTTGCATATACTAAATTTGTGCCAACAAGCGCGGCGTCATCGCCCTGCATTTCTACATGAATGGATCGCCGGTATGTTCCGGTCTTGTATGGTGCGTCCTGCTGGACATCGTTTTTATACTCGTTTGCGGCAAGTTTAACTGCCGTTTTCTGTCGCTGTTTTATCTCTTTCTCAAGCGCCACAAGCGCCTTTCTCACCTCCGATATGCCAGTTATTTTCATAATACTAATTTCCCCCGAAAATCTGACTAAATTTAGATATGATCGTTGATATAACAAAGGAAAGCGCGGCGGCAAATCCAACTATCTGCCCTTTAAAGCCCTCAAGCTCGTTTAAACGTTTTGAATGATCTTTGTCATTATCCTCGCATTTTTTCAGCTTTTCAAGAATCATATCTATTTTCTCATCCAGTCTGATCAATAAATCATGATCGGTTTTTTCGTCCATCAATTTCCTCCAGAGACCAAATTACAATATAATACCGTCACTGAGTTGTCGTGGCTTGACTGAGAAGCGTAAAGCACCTCGTATATATCACTGCCCGATACTGCACGGTGCAATCTTGTAATGTCTGGATACTCGCCATTTAGCGCAATTGTGTGCGTTGTAATGCCATACTCGTTTGATTCTGTGCGCGTTTCTTTGCCCACATAAAGCGCAATAGAGCATGGAATATTTGCATGGCCTGTAAGCGTTGACCACGTATCAACAACCGCGCCATAATCATTTATAGACTCAGTATATTTCTGTATTGTAACAGTGTCCGGATAGAAATTATCAGTTAAATTTGTATTCCGCCTTTGATCTATAAATGAAGTTTGCATTATAATTCACCTTAAATCTAAATACGGATCATCAGGATTAGGCGTAATGCAAATCCCAGTATCCTCGCCACGATTCGCGTTTGCCTGCACTCTAAGCGACTTTGCAGACGCGCGAAGAGCGGAGGCAGTCTGTGCCCCGTCTGTTTTGAGATCGTTGTTCTCGATTACTTTCAGGACATACGCCTGATTTGCAGCGATAACGTCAAGAGCATCCGCAGCGGCAAGCAGGATATTACTGCCCTGAAATCTCAGAAACTCTGAAATTTCATCGTCTGAGAATATCGCATTATCTGAAGATGTATCCTGACAGCGCAGGCGCGTCCTGCCTATTGCAGTTGAAAGATCATATGTGAATGTCATTCCTCTATACCGTTCTCACCGTCTGCGAAATAATACCGAATCTGGCCAGTAAATGCCATTTCTGTTTGTTCGCTCGCCATTCTGTAATATACCTTCTGCCCTGCCGGTATGATCGGATTTCTTAGATTCTTACCGGAATCTGTTGATACTTTAGTATCACCAGCAATCGCGCGGAATCTTACAAGGCAGCATTTATCATCGCCAATTGCAAATTCAAACTGCGCCACCTTATCTTTGTTAGATACCGTTTCCGCCACAATTGCGGCGATATATCCCGCGCGTTCTGCGAATATGTCTGAAAATGAATTGCCTTCACTATCGACAATCTCAGCCCATTCGCCCCAGGTATTCGTTGCAGCGGGCGCGGTCAGCGTCATTGTGCGCGTGCAATCGCCGTTTTTGCCGTATGGGAAAATATTGGTACAATGATGATTATCTACAAACGCGCCACCGTAATTATCATCAAGATTGTTACCCATATCTACCTCGTGCCCGCGTAGGCTACATCAACTGTTGGTGTAGTTGTCCCGGATTCTGAGACAAACCGCACGCGCACATATTCGAGCGGAAGATTTGAGCGTGAAAACAGTGTTGTCCCGTCCGTTGTGATTGTCTCATCCGCGCCATCTGCGGCAATATTGCCCCAGTTTGAGTTGTCCAGACTGCCCTCAAGGCGTATGATCACGTTGGTGTCGATATCTGCTGTTGTCACCTGAAACGTATGATTTGCAAGGCCGTTTACCTGTATTGCGTCTGTTACGCCGACCGCAGCAATCTGATCAAACGATTTGACGAAATAATCGCCCGGAATTTGTGCCGCGCTGCCTGTTATTTTTGGCATATTATATCACCACCAAAAAAATAAATTGGATTATGATTCCGGCTGTGATGCTACCATGCCGCGGTAATCAATCTGTGCTGCTGCAAGATCCCAGGATACCTTATACTCAACAGAGTTATTCTCAAACGAATATCCGTCAAGTCCGCCACCGATGATCTGTGAATCTGGTGTCTTCCTGAAGATGCGTGGTGTTGGCGCGCCCTGAAGTGTGGCAAATGCTACTGCAGGTCTGAATACATATACCACTGTTTCTCGGCGTAATCGTTGCTGGATGAAATTGAGGTGATCCACGGATCAACGGCCACCTGAAGATTGCTATATGTATTTGTGCCCATCTGGCGGGTATTGGTCTCAAGGGTCTCAATTGAGATCGCGCTCACAATTGCCTTTGCAACCTCTTCAAGTTCCGGAGGAACAATAAGCCCGCGCGGCCTGTTGTAGATTGGCATGCTGGCATCGTCCACCTGCTGCGCCATGAGGATCGCGGCCTCTTTAACCCCTGCGACAGAAAGTTCTGTTGTCATCAGGTTGTTATGTGCTTCGGTAAACAGTGTAGCGTCTGCACCTGAAGAATCAGCAATCATTGACGTTGCGACGTATTCGCCCGTCATTGCGGCGGCCTCGCCAAGTTTCTCTGGGATCATATTGAACGCGCCGAGTGCGTCGTTTATGATCGCCTGCCTGGAAAGTTCAATCGAATCAGATCGAGTCTCAAGCTGTATTGTGTAATTGCTCTCGCCCAGATAGGTCTTAGACAGGCCAGCGAGTTCTTCCTGCGTCTGAAGGATGCGCTGTGGCCCTTCCAGTGCTGGCATTGGATTCGACTTGAAATCATTTACAGTTACTGCGCGTGTCCACATTGGATATGATATCGGCCAGCGTGAGAACGAGTTCATAAGCTGCGCGTTCATATCGGACGTAAGAAGGTAATCGAAATCCGATGTACTTATGGCTTCTGCGACTTTGCTGTATGCAGAAGGCCCTTCAAGCCCTCCGAGGAACTCATAGACTTTGGATCTTTTTGTCATACCTTCAGGCGTCCTGAGATATGAACTGCCGCGCGGTGTTGAATGTTTTGCCCCGAAGGACTCAATTATTTTTGATGTCATTTATTCAGACCCCCCTATAAAAGATGTAGGCGTTGCCCACAAGGTTTGATGCCGCTTCAGTCTTGATCTGTCCGGTGATATAGTCGGTTGTACCGCCATTTGCATCAAGTTTTTGACTTGTTTTGCCGTTTGATCCGGCGTCTGCCGCAAGCAGATTATCGTATGTTGCAGTTGCGTTTGCATCCACGCCGTCAATCAGATTATCAGATGCAGTTGTTGCAGATGCAGCACTGCCGAAATTGAGCACGGCTGTAGCGGTACCGCCTGCGGTGGTCACATCTACAAGGATGCGCGTTACAATGATCGCTGAACTTTCAGGATTCTGCCATGCAAGGCAGAAGGCATCTGCGGCCCCTGCTGTTAGTGCCACTTCTGCCACTTTTACACAATCTGTCGCAAGTTTGGCGTTAGTTACGTTTGCATCTGCGATCTTTGCAGTTGTAACATTTGACGCAAGAATCTTTGCAGTTGTTACTGCGTTGCTTGCAAGCTGTGTCGCGCCGATTGTACCTGAGCCAAGCACGCCGCCGATCATTGGCGGGTGAATTACCTTGATTGTATCGGTCTCACCGTCTGAGATTACCTCATCGGCATAGCCGAAAAATACGCCTGTGCTGTCGTTGCTCATTACAATGGGCGTTGCCTGCGATGCGAATATGCTATCGCCTTTTGCAATGCCGCCTGTTTCGCTATCAGTTACGGAAATATCCACAACAAACGGCCCAAAATCAACCGTTGTTCCGCCATCTGTGCGCTCGTCTGTCAGTGCGATACCTGCAAGATTGCCATACAGACAGACGCCCCCTGATACCGGACTTGCCGGATAGGACACTACAACGTCACGCTGATACCCCGGCTCTTCTGTTATATTAATTGCCATTTTAATCTACTCCTGCCATTTTCTTTGCTATATCTACCGGCTTTCCGGCATTTACAAGCGATTCATAGTATATCTGCCTTGCGTCTTCTGCGCTTTCAGCCACTTTCTTTCCGGGCAGACTATGCGCGCCTGACGCCCCTGACTCTTTCACAATTGCGTCAATGTAGTCCTGCTCGGTCTTGATTGCTGCCTCAATTGCCTTATCAAATTCAACTGTATCAAGTTTGTCGTCTTTTACCGGTGCCTCTGTGAGCGATTCTACAACGCGCTTCTGTGACATTGCCGGAAGTTTAGACTCTGCAAGTTTTGCGAGTGCATATGTCCTTGATTCCTGCCGGATAAGTTTCTCAGAAGTTGCTTTGAGCGCTTCTGTAAGCTTTTTATTCTCAGTCTGCGATTCTGCGAGTTTCTCGGCGAGTTTCTCACCGTCTGCCTCTTTCATAATGTCGGCGCGCAGCGCTTCCATTATTTTTGAATTTGCTTTTACGTCTTCAATCGTAAATTTTTCTGGCATTTTAGCCTCCTGTGTTTTAATATGCGATTCTGCGAGCGCTTCGCCGAGCGTTCGATAATGCCCGCCTGCACCGGGCACAGTGACAAAGTCCACCGTATTGAGCGGATCGGCGATCAGTTCTTTTATGATCGCACCCTTCTTGCCTTCAGCCTCACC